ATCATCAATTCCGGTTCGAAATGCCCTGGTGGCGGAATGGTAGACGCGGTAGACTCAAAATCTGCTGTCAGCAATGGCGTGGGGGTTCAAGTCCCCCCCGGGGTACAAAACGGTGGTCTGGTGACCGCCTTTTTTGTTGCCTTAAATACTATGTAAACCAATAATTTATTATAGTTGTTCCCGTGTTTGGTTTTCTCTACTATTACCCGTTATTTCTTGTTTTATCCTCAAATTTTCCCCCAAATTTCCCCCAAATTTTGGAAATAATGCGTATCTTTGCAAAATAATTAGATATAACAATAATATATATGGCAAAGAATAAGAGTACGTTGATTGGTGGGAACCCTTATGTAGAGATGCGAGAAGCAAAGGATGACAAGCTCACGCTCCGCCTAGTCTATAATCTTGGCACTACAACCGAGTTTGACGACGAGGGCAAAAAGGTTTACCGCAAGCAGCGCAAGACTGAGAAACTGGAGTTGTGGCTGTGGAATAAAAAGCACCTCACCCCTGCCGAGAGCGAACATAACCGACAGGCGAAAGAGACAGCCAGGATTGTGAGAGAGGAGCGTGAAAAAGAATTCCGCACTAAGACTCATGGCTACGTCTTTGCGGCCGACAGGGCAAAGGTGAACTTCTACGAGTGGATGGAGGACTACATATCCGAATACGACAAGGCGGACGTGAGGGTTGTGCAGCTTGCCTTGAAACGCTTTCGGGAGTTCGTCAAAGGCAATCGCCGCTACGCTCTATTCTCGCAGCGCATTACTCCCGACCAACTTACTCCCGACCTGGTGGAGGACTTCGTGGCACAGTTGGAAAAGGACTGTGTGGGGGAGGGAGCGCACACTCTATACAAACGTTTCAAAAAGATGGTGACGGCGGCCACCAAGAAAGGTCTCTTTATCGAGAACCCATGCGACGGGATTACGGCACACATTGAGGACGAGGGACGTCTGAAGAAGGATGTTCTGACTGCGGAGGAGATAACAAAGCTTGTGCAATGCCATTTCGACCGACAGAGCGAGGACGTGCGCCGGGCGTTCCTCTTCTCGCTCTTCACGGGGCTGCGGTACTGCGACGTGAAAGAGCTGCGCTACCGCAATATTGACCGAGAGAGCTGCATGGTAACGTTCCAGCAGGCAAAGACAAAACGCACCAACAGCGTTCCACTCCGTGCCGACATCATGGCTTTGGTGGGCGAGGGTGAACCCGACCAGCACGTCTTCCACCTGCCAAGCCCGACAGCCTGCAATAAGGCGTTGCAGAACTGGGTGCGCCATGCCGGAATCAGCAAGCACATCACATGGCACTGCGCCCGCCACTCCTTTGGGGCCAACACTTACTACAATCTGAAAGACCTGCGGGCGACCTCCGAGCTGCTGGGACATGCCGACACCAAGGTCACTCAGATATACACGCAGGTGTTCGACGACCGCAAGCGGGAGCTTGTGAACAGTCTGCCCAGCCTCGAAGGATAGCAGCCCAAGACATCCCAATTTTTGAAAATCAAGCCCCGATTCTCTGTTTTTGCAGAAGTCGGGGTTTGTGTTATACTCATTTTTTCTGACATAAAAAACTAAAAAGCGTTAAAGGTTCATATCGAAAAACGATAAATAAAGACTTTCTTTTTGATTAACGAGAATATCAAATAATACAAAAAGTCATTTGCGTTTCTTCTTATTTTTTCTTATTATTTTTGCAGCCGAAAATGTAAGACGAAAAACATTAAAAAGAAGTAATATGAACGAAGACTTTATCACATTCGATGCGGCTTGCGAGTATCTCGGTATAACCTCCGGGCAGATGTACCAGTACACCCATAGAAAGATACTCCCGTTTTACAAACCTTTCGGCAAAAAGCTCTACTTCAAGAAGAGCGAGCTCAATGCTGTCATTGGTTCTGTCCGTGTGGCGACAAACGCCGAGGTGGCAGAACAGGCTCACCAAATGACCCGCAAACCCGCAGCCGTATGAAACAGAAAGCAGCACCCACACAGGCTGCAGTGCTGGCAATCCTCTCGGACGGCCAGCCCCATTCGAACTTTGAATTAAACGACCGAGCCAAGACCTCGGACGCGAGAACCACCATCAGCCACCTCCGTGCCAAGGGCGTACGGATCGGGGACGAGTGGTGCGTGAACTCGCAGGGGGTGCGCTACAAGGTATACACTTTGCTTGAAATGCCGAAGCCATGAGAAAGACGGAATTGCAGAACAATGTGCTGGAGGCACTCTCCGACGGCGGTATGCACACCGCATTCGAGCTGAACCAGCGTTTCCACACCACGGGCGCGGGGTCGGCAATCTCACGGCTTGTGTTCCTCGGCTACCCAATCAAGAGCCAGTGGGCATCAGAGGACGGGCGACGGTTCAAATACTACTGGCTCGAAAAGGACAACAACGGAAAGGAGCAACAACAATGAAGAAAAACAACAGGCGGCCTACCTCGTATAAGGCGAGGCCGAAGAAGAAGAAAGCCAAGAAAGGCAACACCCCGAAGCGGATGCGTGACGAGGTGCTGCTCATCACCATCAATGACTATGACAAGTACGCACCTCAGATTGAGGAGTTGAAAGCCCGTGGCATCACGCCCGAAAACTTCCGTGAACACATGGCTGAAGTCGAGGCGTCAATCCCGCCGCTTGAACAGTGCCGGAAAGGAGTTGGAAAATGAGCGTGAACGCAGCTGGGGAAACTGTTTACTATACCGTTCCCATTGAATTGTGGCGTGTTTTTTTGAATAGGCCAAAAGAAACGCTTGACAATGTGTTTTATTACTGCGCAGCTGAATATGACACTATTGAAAAAGCGAGAACCGCTATGAAGTTCGATAAGGGCAATTGGGAAACAATTAAGTCCGAAGGGGGTAAATTGAGAGAAAAGGCATACGGCGGAGTTACTTTCTCTATTTCCAAGAGACTATATTTTGACTACTACCAATACAAGAAATCCGAATATGACAACCTCCTGCTTCTGGCTTACCTGGCATTGAACTCGATTCGTGGAAGTTTCACATTTTCCAACTCGACATATCTTTTTTCCCGAATGGCTGGATATGGCAGTATGGAAGACTTTAAAGAGGATTGGAAAAAGAACAAGCAAGGTGGTTACAACTATAAATTTCACAACCACGCCATTGCCAAATATGCAAAGAGCAATCAGATTTTGGGGCGTACCTGTGCCAAATTGCGGTTAGACCTAATGCGAGCATTCCCTCACGTCCATTGCTACTCCGAGCAAGGAAAGAGAGATTTCGCCTTTATGTTCGACGATAAGAAGCCACGCCAAGAGTGTTTGGATATACTTGCAAGGATGATGCACCACCGAGGCAAAACGACCCAAAGGAACGAGCTAAAAGAGATGATGGCGCAAGCAAAAGAAAAAGCAGACAAAGAATAGATAATCAAGTAAATAAATAATAATTTGATAACTATGATGATGACTACACGATAACTATGATGATAACTATGATGATAACTATGATGATAACTATGATGATAACTATGATGATAACTATGATGATGTTATTATTGTGTTATGATGGTGTTATAGGTGATAACTATACGATAACTATGTTGATAACCAAATTAAGAATATAATTAAGAATTTAATAGTATGAAAATTAAAAAAAAAATAAGAATATGGCTACCCGTTTTGCGGGAAAACACCCCGTCGATGTTTTCTTTCTTTCGGGGTTGGCGTCTCCCGCCGCATGTTCGCCAGTGCTACGCAGCCATGGTGGCGAGGTCAGAGCCAACCACAGCGAAGACAAAGGCAGTCAGACAGGCGTTCGACTCACCCCGTGCAACAGGCGACAGACAGAAAAACCCCGCGCACGCGACCCCCGGCCCACTCTGCCAGCAGCAGGATAAACCCGACAAAGACAACAGCCTTCACACGCGCACGTAAGAGTCAGCAACGACCTCCGCAGAGAACGGCCCGAAACGACGCAGGAAAATTTGCACACGTCATAAAAAATTCGTAATTTTGCAAACATAAACACCACACACTATGCAGATAGAATACGACGGACAGAAAGAAGAGGCCTACAGCCTCACCATCTACAAGACCCATGCCCAAGAGATACTGAACGGCAGCAAGACGATTGAGATACGCACCTACTCCAACAAAAACTGTGCGTTGTTCCTCGACCCCGAAAAGACGGCGCAAAACGCCAAGGCCAGGAAAGAGGGACGGCTCTCCGACCTCGTGTGGCCGATGAAAGACATTTTCGCCATCCACTTCTACGACCGTGGCGGACGCTATGAGCTGAACGTCCTGCTCGACTATTGCGGGGTTGCCTGTATGTGCGAAGAGGACATCAAGATGCTGGGCGACCGTTTCGGCTTCCACGACTACGACAACGAGTGGCAGCAGTACGCCAACATGCCCAAGGACGACAGGCCGTGGTTCTTCTGGTTCCACGTCTGCGACATCGTGGACAGCCGAGGGCTTTGAACGAGAAATGTTGAAAATCTTGTATGATAGTTCACCAAATTGTTTAACCATCAAAAAAGAAAGGAGAATGCTATGGCACGAGAGTATTACGCCCAACGGCAGAATCCCGACGGCTCTGTCACCCGGTATACCACCGAGGACAGATACTGGCAGGGGAGAGCCTCGAGCATGGGCGCAGCCAGCCGCCGCCGTCCGCGAGTTCTTGGACAGTAACCAATGACGCAGCGAAAGCGGCAAGGTGAAAGGCGTTGTGGTGTTTCTGTGTAGCACCGCAGCCCTTTCAAAAAAGCAACAAGCAATACTCCGCAGACTAGAGCAAACCCCGATGTAGCCCCGCAGAGCAACGGAATCGCCCCGCAGAGCCGTGAACAGACCCGAAGCCGATAAACCGACCGTCCGAACCGAGAAAACGCCCGCAGAGGGCAAAAAACGCAAAACATACCGAAATAGTCCCAAAAACCGACACACAATGCTTGAACGAGCCAATGAGATAATCCGAGACATAGCGGCCGAGACCGACAGCATCATACTGATGCACTCCCTCTCCGGCAAGGACAGCATCGCCCTGCTCGACCTGTGCGCCCCGCACTTCAAGCGCATCGTCTGTGTTTATATGTACGTCGTACCCGACCTAGACCACGTCAAGCCATATCACGCATACGCCGCCAGCAAGTACCCCAACACGGAGTGGGCACAGGTTCCCCATTACGGGCTGTACTCCTGGATCAAGTACGGCTATATGGGCGTAGAGAAGAACCCGAAGCAGAGGCTGTGGAAACTTGCCGACATCATAGACAAGGTGAGGGAGCGCACAGGCGTGGAATGGTGCTGCCTCGGCTTCAAGCAGACCGACAGCCTCAACCGCCTCTTGATGCTGCGTTCTTACAAGGACGGCAAGGAAAGCATATGCAGAGCCGGAAAGAAATTCTATCCGCTGTCCACCTACAACAACAAGGAAGTGCTGGAGTACATCAGCAGGCAGAACCTCAAGACCCCCGAAAACTACGGTGGAGGCGGTCAGTCCTGCGGGTGCGATGTGAGCGACTACAACTACCTCAAGTTCCTCCAGCAGCACTACCCCGCCGACCTCGAAAAGATATACACCAAATTTCCCCGAACCCGATTCATCATTCAAGAGCATGAACAGAAAGAGCATAGCAGACAGTAAGGCCGCAGCAGCCCCCAAGCCGAAAAAGCAGCCCAAGGACATCAAGCAGAGCGTCACGCAGGATATCCTCCGAAGTGAGATAGTCCTCAACCCATACAACCCCAAGCGGCACACCAACAGGCAGGTCAAGCAGCAGGTGGCGAACATCAAGGCCAACGGCTACCTCGGCGGCATAGTGTGGAACCGCACCACGGGCAACCTCGTGGACGGACACCGCCGTGTTCAAGCTCTCGACATCATACACAAGTACGACGGAACGCCCGAAAAGGACTACACGCTGAAGGTGGAGGTGGTTGAGTTTGACAAAAAGACCGAACTCGAACAGCTCACCTACATGGCCATCGGCAACAGCAAGGCAGACTACAACCTAGTGGCGCAGTATGCCGACCAAATAGACACAAAAGCCGTGGGCCTGTCAGACGAGGACTACAAGCAGCTGCAATCGCTCATCGTGTCGGCCTCCGACATTGCACCCATTCAGGACTTCGGGGCGGATTTCCTCACCGCTCCCCAACATCCGGCAATGCAGGCCTCGCAACAGCCCGTCCACGTCCTCGACAGAAGCGAACAGACATTTGATGAGATTGCCGAGCAGAGAGCTGTGCAGCCCCATGCCAGTAAGGAAGAGATACAGGCCAAGAAGAAACTCAATACCGAGACCTCCGACAACCGCAACGCAGAGAACGCAGCCTACATAATGCTTCAGTTCAACGACCTCAACCGCCTGGCTGACTTCTGCGACGCTACAGGCTACCGCCTCACCTCATCGATGATAATCGACGGTGAGGAGTTTATGGAGAAACTCGGACTATAGACACATTGCCAACCCGAAAAAAACGTTCAGATATGCCAATCAGACCCTACAAGAAACCATCACTCAAACGCTTCAAGGAGACCCTCAAAAAGACAGGCGGACACCTCACCAACACAGCAGCAATCCTCGGTGTAGACCGTTCAACGCTGTGGGAGTGGGCGAAGAATGACCCCGACTTCGAGAACGCAGTCCGTGCCAGCCGGAAGAAGATGCTCGACGATGCAGTGATGACCGCCAACATCGTGGCACTCGGCATACCCATCAAAGACCCGCAGGGACGCGTCGTCGGATGGGAACAACCTCCCGACTCCTCTATGCTGCGGTACCTGATGTCCACACTTGGCAAGGATGAGGACTTCGGAGAGGAAGTCACACTCCATCACACCGCCGACGAGGGCATAGACATCGCCCGATGGATAGACAAAGAGATTGAGGAGAAACAACGAGCATTACAAAATAGCAAATAAGTAATTGTGTAACAATAATATCAAAAACCAAAGGAAATGAGTAAGAACAATCAGAGCTACGGAACATTGCAGATAGGTAGCATCAACTATCCTTTACAGGAAACCACATATTCCTCGATACTCGCCATTTCGAAGGAAATCAACAGGATTCCCGTTGTTATGGCAAAAAGTAACGACGATGTGGTTTCGTCCGTATTACGCAACGCCTTGATGTACCGGGAAGCCTCAAGCGTCATAGCCGTCGGAATGACAAAAACACGGTTATTATTTGAGAGTCACCTAACCCATTGGATTTTTCAGCACATTGTACGACGGAAAGCAAGGATGCTGAGTGGGCGTCATAGTTCGATAGAACTCAACGAGGCGGCCCAACGCTTTTTTGAGATAATATCTCCCGAAATCATGGCATTCTATTCGTTGACTGTTTCTCTTGCAGGAGTGAATATGACCAAACCGACAAAGAGCGAGACCCTCCCAGCATCAGAACAACACCCAGATTAATTCAGCCTCAAACGTCAGCCACAGAAAAGGAGAACAAAAATGGAAAACAACACACTCAGTTTTTTGGTCAACCTTAACATTGATGACCTCAAAGCCAAGGCAGACGAGGGGAAAAGAAGATTTGAGGAACTCGGCAAACGTGCAGAGCAAGAGGGACACAAGATTGACGATATATTCAAAAGCCTCGGAGCCGGAACGGACTTCGAAGACCGCCTCTCAGCACTCCGCAACGAAATTGAAACCTGCGAAGACAAGATTGTCATATCGCTGAAAAACATAAAAAAGTGGGAAGAAGATGCAAAAAGGGCTTTCGCTGCTGGTGACTTGGGTGCCTGGGACGATTCCAATAAGGACATTGTGGACGCACAGAAGAATGTCTCAGAACTATCGGCGAGGCTAGAATACCTCCGCACCTTGTACGACACCCTTCGAAAGTCGGCAAGTGGAACATTTGCAGAACCAACCAGGGCAAACCGTCTGTTCATCAGCGAGGATGAATACAACCATGTAAAGCAGATGGAAGAGGAGCTAGAAAACCTCAAGCAGAAAAAGGCAGAACTCGCCGACGATGATGATTTGGCTGGTGATGAGAGGACTAAACAACTGGTTGCAATCAACGCCCAGATAATAGAGCTTCAGCAGCAGCTGGCGGCAGCGAACCAACAGGCGACAGACGCGGCCGCAGCACTCGGTGACAACCTCGGAAGCAAGGCGGCGGAATCGTCCACCCGCCTTTACGAGCTGAATGCCGCCCTTGATGAGCAGCAGAAAACCTACGACGGCCTCGTTGCCAAGCTGGAGGACGTGGCACAAAAGATAGACGCGGCCACCAAGGCAGGCGACACCGCTACGCTCAAAGACCTCCAGTTGGAGTACCAGCACCTTGCCGAGCAGGTCCAGAACGCGAACAACGCTCTCCAGCAGACCAAGGGAGAGCAGAAAGACGCGGCAGAGAACTGGGAGGGCATGTTGGACACTATCTCCTCCCTATCGGACGAAGTCCAGCAGTCCACCCGTCCAGTCGGACAGGCCATCACATCGTTCACTCAACTTTCTGCCGCTTTCAAAAACTCCAAGAATCCTGTTCAAACGTTCCGTGCAACATTACAGGCATTGCGTGGTGGCATGAGCTTGACGCAGATTTCGGTCAAAGGGGTGATAAGCGGGCTGAAAGCACTGTGGAAGGCACTCCTATCCAACCCCATCACGGCAATCCTTGTGGCGATAACAGCATTGGTTGCGGCTTTCGTCTCCATTGCCAATTCGATAAAAAGCGTGGCTGAAACACAGGCGCAGCTCAACGCTGCCGAAAATGTTCATCTTGATCTCCTCAAGCAAATCACCGAAAACAGCGACCGAGGCTACGACCAAGCCATTCAAGCCAAGGAACGCGAGTTGAAGATTCTGAAAGCAGGGAACTCCTCTTTATCGGCACAGTACAAACTTGAAGATGAGATACTCCGGCTGAAAAAAGAGAAAGCAGAGAAAGCCAAAGAACTATGGCAAGAGGAGGCGGTGAAAATCGACCAAACCACCAAATCACTCGAAAGGCAGCAAAAAGCACTTGCCGCCCTTGAGTTGAGGTCAAGTGATGGCGGCGATTTGACGTGGAAGCAGGTCAACAGGAGAATGGCAGAGCAAGGTATGAATGTGGAGTACCGCCGTAGCGGATTCCTTGGTTGGGGACGGAAAGAGCTGTATGTGGACGGCGTAAGGGTCTCCAAAGGTGCCACCGAAGACATGATTAAGGACGTGCAGGGCCAGCTCGACAACAGCAAGGCGAAAGTGGAAATGGGTGTCAAAGTCGAAGCCGATGTTGAGGACGCTCAAGCAGCCATAGAAGAGGCGGCACGTCAAAGGGCGGAGAAATACAAGCAAATCGCCAAGACCGAGACCGATGCAATCCGAGCAGCAACGGGAGCGAACAACGCACTCATTTCCGATGCCTACCAGCGTGAGATTGCCGTGGCGAGAACCGCATCGTCGAACAAAATCGCAGACCTCAAAAGGCGATTGTCCGAGGAGGCTGACCTCACAGCAAGGGCACGGCTGGCAATCAACCAACAGATACTCGCAGAAGAGAAGAGCCTACAACAGAAGCTCCAAACGCTGGAGATGGCTCATCAGGCGAAACTGCTTGCCATACGTCGCCAGGTCGAGGACGTGGGAGTGGACAGCGGGGCCAAGACTGCCGACGAACAACGTGCAGCCCTCTTGCAGAAATACAGCCGCCTGTACGAGGACACCATAACGAAGATTGACACAGGACGCACTAACGGAACCTTGTCCGAGGACGAAATCACCGAACTCTACAACCTCGCTATGGCGTACCGAAAACGCTACAGTGCGGAAGCGGCCATTCTCAACCTGCAAATCCAGCAGCAGGATATTGAGACTGCCAAAGAGGGTATCAGCCTGCGGCTCGCCGCCGTAAAGGAAGGCACGATGGAGGAACTGCAACTGCGGCTCCAGCTTCTCGAACAGGAACGCAGGGCAGAAATACAGGCGAACAAGCTGCTGCCGGATGACCAGCGGCAGAGCGAGGATGAAATCAACGCCAAGTACCGCAAGCAGAGGGAGGACGAGGAAAAGGCGTTCTACGCTTCGGTGATAGGCGACTATGCGGACTACCAGCAGGAAATGCTCAACATGACCACGGCATTCGAGACCCGCCGTGCAGAGCTGGAACAGCAGATTGCCCAGGAGAGAGACCCCAAGAAAAAGCAAGCCCTCCAAAAGTCCCTCGCAGACCTCGAAAGGACATACAGGGCAAGCCTCAAGAGCCTACAGCAGGAATTTATAAAGAACAATATCGGCGATGTGTTCAACGAACAGACTGTCGAGAACATCAAAGAGGCGAAACGCGCCCTTGACGAGATGGAGGGGATGAGCGTGGACGATTTCAACCTCGCCTACCAAGCCCACCTCTCTGCCGATGAGTTCGAGAGTCTCAAGCAACGCATTCGAGAGGTGCGCAACGAGCTGCGTGACATGGGCAAGGGCTACAGCCTCAAGGATGCCTTCTCCGATGCCTTCACAGGCAAGACCAAGGACGAAGTGCAGCGTGGAGTGGACTACATCGTCAGTGGGTTCAGCAAGGTCGCCAGCGTTGCCAGCGGCATAGCCTCCGCAATGAGAGAGTTCGCTGAGGCGACGGGCAACGCCAAGCTGGAGAAGATGGCAGACACGTTCCAAGGAATCGCCGACACCATCAGCACGGCTGGCGGATATGCTGCCGCAGGTGCGCAGATTGGTAGCGGCTGGGGTGCCATAATCGGTGCCGTTGTCGGAATAGGACAGGGCGTGATCACGGCAATATTCAAGTCCGAGGCGCAGAAGGAGGAGGCGGAGCGTGTGCGGACTGAGGATGCGCACGACTACCTTCAGGAGGTTATCAGCGGCATTGGTTCGCTCATCGGCTCGGTGAACAGCCTCGGCGACACCATTGCGGGTCTTGACTACTCCAACTACAGGAAGTCGCTCCTTGATGCCATCAACTCCATCAGAAAGGACGGTGCCTTTGACAGCAACGGCAACTGGAACTCCCTGAGAAGTGGGGCAGACTCTTCGAGCGCATTCGGCCAGCTTGACGCAAGGCACCTCGCGGCATTATTCGACCAGATGGGTGGGACAATACAAAGCCATGTGCAGTGGGGCAGAGCGTGGACTGGCGAAGGGGCAGACTATGAGCGATGGGCGAGGGCGATGGAATTGTACGCAAATGCCCTGTCCGACAACGGGCTTTCCGACGAGGAACTGGAGGAGTTTAAGCGGATAATCTCAAGCATGTCGGGCTATGGTGGCGGTCATACATCGAACTGGATAAAAAGAGAGTGGGCAGACCAAGAGAACCATAAGGACTATGAGCTTGACGAGCGTCGGAAGAGGTTGATGGAGGAATTGAACAGGCTGTACAAGGAAGGGTCGCTGAACTCGACCGAGTATTTCAACCTTCTTATGCAGGCCGACAAGCTCTCCCTCGATATGCTCCAGCAGAAAAAACGTGAATTGTTAGGGCAGGGTTTTGCGCTTGATAGCGATGAGGTGATTGAAATCCAGAACCAGATTGACGAACTGGAGTACAATATGGGCGAGCGTGTCCGCAAGATGTTCGAGGGGCTTGCCGGGACAGACCTGCAAAGTATCGTCAACAAATGGCTCGACATCTTCAAGGAGTTTGGTGACAACTTCGACGGGGCCATAGAGAAGATTAACGAGAGCATCAACGATATGATTCGGAACATGGTTGTCCAGACCGTATTCGTTCAGCCGTTGATGCAGAGGCTGAACAAATACCTTCAAGACTATGCCAAAAATGCAAACCTTGAGCAAGACGAGGAGGGTAACTATATCTGGACAAACGAAGCGTTCAGAGGGATGGCTGAAGGACTGAGGACGCAGGTCGAGGGTGCGAAAGAGCTGTACCAGTCATTGATGGGCGAACTCAACGCGGCAGGTCTCGGATGGGGCGACGCTGCAAACGACCGCTCCGCACAAGCGAGGGGCATCGCCACGGCATCACAGGAGAGCGTGGACGAACTCAATGGTCGCATGACCGCCGTGCAGGGGCATACGTTCATAATCTCCGAGAACTCCAACATCATCAGGGACAACACCAACGCTATTCTCGGCTCCGTGCAGCGGATAGAGTACAACACAGAAGAATTGCACTCTTTACGTAGGGATCTCCACGGACTGAAAGACACAATCGAAATCCAAGGTGTGAGATTGAGGAGTTAGAAAGTCGCATCACCAACGGCAATACAGCCCCGCCCAGCACCTCCTTTCCGTTGTTCACAAGAGTTTTCACGCTGTGGTGGGACTTTCTTATTCCATAAAGAAATATAAAAAAAACGTAAAAATATTTTGCCATACGGAAAAATAGTCATATCTTTGCATTCGGAACAAATGAACGAACGATATGCGGATAATAGCAAAAAGCACACTTGTTGAATACTATACAGACCATCCACAAGCTAAACAGCCGCTCGAGGATTGGTACGAAACGACCAAGAGGGCAGAGTGGCACAACCTCAACGACATTCGGGCAACGTTCAACACAGTGGACTATGTAGGCAACGACCGATATGTGTTCAACATCAAAGGGAATGACTACCGCCTTATTGTGGTAATCCGATTTGCAAAAGAACGTGTGTACATTCGATTCATAGGCACTCACGCGGAATATGACAAGATTACTGACATTAAAAATATTTGACCTATGGCACAGATAAAAAGCGAAGCTGCTTACAGAGCAGCATTGAAAAGGATTGACGAGCTTCTGCCTCTGACTGGCGACAATGTGCCAGAAGACGACCCGAATATGCTCGAACTGGATATGCTCTCCGACATGGTGGAAGAGTACGAGGACGTACACTACCCCATAGGCAAACCCGAATTGCCCGACATCATCAAGCTGCGTATGTACGAGCGGAACCTTACACAGAACTCCGTCGCTCAGCTCTTGGGCATTAGCGCATCGAGACTGAGCGAACTGATGCACGGCAAAATGGAGCCTTCCTACCGCCTGTCCCGTGAACTATGCATCAAACTTGACATTTCTCCATCCATTGTGTTGGGGCTATAAGACCGAAAGAACAGCGAAACAAGCCATAGCAGATTGACAGGGCATACCTAACCCACCCAGCGTATAGCATACAGCCCACCGACATAACGGCGGGCTGTTTTCGTGTCTCCTACATTCTTGGATTCGTAATAACTACGAAATTTTGTATCTCCTACATTCGGGATTCGTAAAAACTACGAAATTTTGTATCTCCTACATTCGGGATTCGTAAAAAATACGAAATTTTGTATCTCCTACATTCGGGATTCGTAAAAACTACGAATTGCACCGCAGTGGGGAGTGCGCCCCCCTCGGCGATGTCTTTGCGATGGATCTATGACGGCTCCAGTGCTATCTTCCCCGGGGTTCGTCCTCTGAGTCCCTCATGGCCTGCAGCACCCTCTTGTCAATAGACTGCTGCACACGCTCCAAGTATGGCTTCTGGTCGGCCACAACCTGTTCGAGGTTTCTGTCTGTCACAAAGTCGGAGGATGCAAGGGACGCGGCAAGGCCGCGCAGGAATGCCTCGTCGAACCCAAGGGCGGAGTACTCCTCCCACAAGCGTTCAAACAACCGTTGCTTTATCACAACGCTTTAACGTATAGTTCTATCTCCTCTCCGCAGTGGGGGCAGCGCAGCACCTTGCCGCGTTCCTCCTGGCTCTGTCCGGTCAGCAGTTCGAGTTCCTCCGGTGATGCCAGGAGCTGCGACACCGACACTCCGAGACCTGTGGCCACTTTCTCAATAGTTTTTACGCTGGGATTACCATCGGGCTTTAATGAGACGTTAAGTGACGTTTCGCTTATGCCGATTTTGGAGGCAAGTTCCTTTTGTGTAATTCCTCTCAACTTGCACAGCCTTTTTACATTGTCACGAATTTCCATATTGCGGTATTGATTAAATTATGATGCAAAGATACAAAAAATATTATAATTGTAGATGAATTATTTATCCGATAATGTAATTTTATCGTAAATTGCAGCCTTTTTTGATTGAAAATTGATGCGATATGGCAATTTTTATCTGCTTCATTTATAGGATAATACAATTTTGAGTATGTTAAAATTAAAATTAAATTGCAATTATATTTTGTAGATTAAAATAAATGTTGTATTTTTGCAGTTGAAAATTTAAAAGATAAAATAATATTTCAACACGCAACAAAGATGAAGACACAAGACTTATCCAACATCATGCAGACAGCATGGCAGTTCGTCAAGAGAAACGGCATGACCCTATCTGACGCATTGAGAACCGCATGGCGCAATTTCAAGCTGCACGCCCTCATGCAAGCTCGCATCGTGAAATTCTACTTTCAGAAAGTGGACGGCACAATTAGAGAGGCATACGGCACGCTTGCAGCCGCTTTGATACCGCCCACCAGCGACGGCAACGCCCGCACCAAGAACGACACCGTTCAGACCTACTGGGACAGTGAAAAAATGGCTTGGCGTTGCTTCAAGAAGGCGAACCTTATCGACGTAGTTTATTAACCCCCCAAATAACCAATAACATGGCACAGAACACACCACAAGAAACCAGCGCAACAATCCAAGTGTCACAATGCACAAAGGCTGCAATCAAATTGTATCGCAGGGCATACTTACTCTTTGGCAATATGCTTGAATTAAGGGACATGATGATTGAAAATGACAGAATGGAAGCCGATGCTGACGACCTCGAAAAGGCGGGAAACGAACTTATTGATACATTGCGGCGTATTGTCGGGCTTCTGGTAGTCACTGACCAAGAAGAAGAACTTGAAAACGTCCCGTCCGACCTGCTTGAAGCCATAAAGGAAAAACAGCAATAACCACCTAACACCCGCAACAAGATGAAAACGTATAGAGAAATGGCGCACGACATCATGAAAGAGCGCACCAGCAAAGACACCAAGAGAGAGAAACTTCTCAAAATAGGACTGACCGAGACCGACATTCAGCAGCTATTTTTCATAGAGAGGATGGCGGCAATGCAGGGACAGAAAGAGGCGGCAGCAGACGAGGCAAGGCGGCAGCTCCTCGCCTCGTACACCTTCGGGGTGGAAATAGAGTGCTGCAACGTGCGCCCCGACACAATAGGCACCATCGCCAACCGCAAAGGGCTTGACTTCCGAAACGAGACATACAACCACACCGACCACCGCAGCCACTACAAACTCGTTCCCGACAGCTCAATCAGAGGCAATGACCCCATCGAATGTGTCAGCCCCATACTAAAGAACGGAAAGCCGGGCTTTGACAGCCTCAAGGCATGTTGCGACACGCTCAACGAAGCAGGGGCAAGGGTGAACCGTTCCACAGGCCTGCACGTCCATGTGGGCGGCAACATCAGCAAAAGGCAGTACTGCAATGTGTTCGCCAATTATTACTATCTTGAAGCCGTCATCGATTCATTCATGTCTCCCAGCCGACGCAACGGCAACACCTACTGCAAACCCTTGCATGGCAATATCAGCGAGAACGGACTGACCGCAGCCACGACAGCCCGTGAAATCAGCAACTTGTTCAACGGCGACCGCTACTACAAGATAAACGCCACGGCATGGGGCAGACACCACACAATCGAGTTCCGGCAACACCAGGGCAGCACCAACTACGAGAAAATTGCAGCATGGGCGCGTTTCTGCATCAAGCTCGTACATTGGTCTGCCGACAACCGACTGACCGCCCCTGTCGTGTCAATCAACGACATCGAGTTTCTGACCGACGAAGAAAAAGCATATTTCACCAACCGGGCCAACGCCCTTGCAGCCCTTTAACCGGGGCTGCATCGGCACGGCATAGGACAGACCACCAAACACAACCAGCAATGAAACACACAATCGAAATCATCATGTCGGATATGACAGAGTGCATCACCCTTGAAGAAATCATCCGAACCATAGCAAACAATTGACAACAACACCAAACATGACAGAATTATGTGCTGCATCTTATACATACCATCGGGCGTGAAAACGCCACCCATAACGATAATGAAAGCCATCCACCGAGCCAACCCCCACGGCATCGGATTTGCCGACACTGACGGCAACAGTCTCAAAACCATCGACCTCTCCAGCTTCCTGCAGGCCATCAAGCTGCGACAAAAGGGCGCAGCCTGTATCGTTCATTTTCGCCTTGCCACACATGGCTCTATAAGCGAAAAGAACTGCCACCCATTCTATGACCCCGACACAGGTGTTTGGTTCGCCCACAACGGCGTTCTGCCCATCCGCTCTCACGACGATAAGACCGACAGCGAAATATTCTTCAGAGAGCGTTTTCTGCCCCGTCTGAATGAGTATGGCGACACCCCCGAATTGTGGGACTATGTAGAACGAGAGAGATGCTCCTCCCGCTTTGTGTTCATGCGTGGCGACAGAGTGGTGACGCTCGGCACATGGCACAACCAACGTGGCGTGCTTTTCTCAAATCTCAATTGGCTGTACTAGTACGAGACAATCCTTTTCATCCTTTGTTGCCCGCCCGTTCCTTGCTCATAGGGGACGGGCTTTTTTTTATGATTCTCCGTAAAGGTGAACCACGACTATTATGACTAACTGGTTAATCAAACTATGCCCATCTTCGCCACGAGAATTAGACAGATTGAACAGGGTTTTTCCGGCACCCTCCCATCCCGATGAGGAAACAGATCGTGGCGGGACCCGAAAAAAAGTTTTGCCATGTCGGAGAAAGTCCGTATCTTTGCACCCCGAAAGCATGGCAAATTTCCCACCCTTGCATCCAGCACAATTGGGGTTTGTTGCGTTTCACATGGGGAACGAGTGGCTGGTAGGCAGAGCGCATGAAACTGAACCAGGAAAAGGGCGCATAATTGACGTTGATTTTTCAAAATGTTTTCCGTATGTTTTCCAAATGCTTTGTGATATACTGGTAATCAGTATGTGTTTTATCCCCCCCCGGGGTACAAAAAAGTGGTCAGTCGATCACTTTTTTCGTTATATGGCCATTACCTTTATCGATGTCTATTGGGAATGTTCTTCTGACGTTCGCCGCAGTTCATATTAATATAGGTTGTTGTTAGGGCTGATCAAATACAGGTTAGGCGTTTGGGTTATTTCATCCTTTTGTATTTTCGAGTATAATTGACATTGTTTTGTGTTTTCAGACGATACATTGATGACCGCCAACATCGTGGCACTCGGCATACCCATCAAAGACCCGCAGGGATGTGTCGTCGGATGGGAACAGCTGCCCGACTCCACGATGGTGCGGTACCTGATGTCCACACTTGGCAAGGATGAGGATTTCGGAGAGGAAGTTACACTCCACCACACCGCCGACGAGGGCATAGACATCGCCCGATGGATAGACAAAGAGATTGAGGAGAAACAGAAGGCCAGCAGAGGGGATTGACCGATAATCGCCCCGCAGGGATAAGGATGGCTCTCCCTTGCTCATGCCAGCCACAACCCCGCCCAGCACCTCATTTCCGTTATACA